CAGGGGGGGATAGGAAAACCGAAGCCCTGATAGCTCCCTATCAGATTGACTGGTCTCAATTTCAAAACGTCGAGTATTTCTCCCATTGGCTGACCGATACCAAAGGCCGCATTTTGGAAGTCCCGCTACGCAAGGGCAAATCCGACAGCGCGATGATTGACTACCTAACCTTTACTTTTGGAATTGAAACGGTTTACAGCTGGTTCCCGAATGAAATCATTGGGGATAACCAGATAATCGAATATTTAAGCCTTGTTGTTGATCAGATTTTCGGTTTCGGCGTGTTATGCAAATTGCCGGGTAAGGGTAAATTTTTTTATGACGGCTATTACCAGTTGGGACCTGACAACGCGAATTACGGGCAAATCCATGTTGGCGGACAAAACGATACCGTATTGATCGATTTAAAAGGTGTCGGATGTATGGCGGCAAAACAGGGATGGGAAGTCTCCCTTTACCATTTTCTCAAGCATGCTGACCGCCCCCGCATTACCCGCATTGATTTGGCCTGTGATTTTCTCAACGGCGAGTACACGCCCAATCAGGCATATGAAGATCATGAAAACGGCCTTTTTGATAACGGCAACCGCAGGCCGAAAAAAGATACCCGCGGATCATCGTGGCACAAACAGGATTTCAGCGGCATGACGCTTTTCATCGGTTCTCGGGGTTCGGCCAAGTATTGCAGGATTTACGAAAAAGGCCGCCAGTTGGGCGATCCTGATAGTCCTTGGGTGCGCTTTGAAGTCGAATTTAGAAAGGCCGATTCCGTCTTACCGCTCGATATGCTGATTAAACCCGGCCAATACCTGACGGGGGCATACCCGATAGGGGAAACGCTTTTTCAGAACAAGGCCGAACGCGTCGAAACCGCTAAAAGGATGGTCAATATCAATTTTGACAAATTGGAACGCCATGCCAGGCAGCAGGTAGGCCGCATGATGAATTTCATGCTTGATCTCGGCATAAAGCCCGATCAGATTTGTGAAAGATTAAAGGCTGATGACGGCAAATACCCTAAAGGCTTAAATCCTGAAGAATACAGCTATAACGGTGTAACCGTGAAATACATGCACCAAATCGGCCAAGGTCATCAAAATGATGAATACGGAATTTTAGAAGATACCAGTTTTAACCAACCAATAGACTTTGAGGATATACCAAATGAACTTTGATCAATTAAATCAGCAACAGTACGAAACAGCCATCATCATGGGCGTAACCAAATTTAAAGGCGAGATCGAAGGCAATCAGATCGATACCTGCACGATTTTCCGGGCGACGCCTTTTAATGCCGAATCAGGAAATGCCGTAGGGGTCGGTTTGGCTAAATTACGTTTCGGCGATAGCTCTAATTTTGAGATGTTTAAAAACCTTAAATTTCCGATGGATATGGAGCTTTTAATTGTTCGCACCACCAATTCCAGCGGTAAGGAAACCGCCGTAGTGAAAGATGTTCGGTTTCAGGTAGTACCGAATCCGAAAGACAAATAAAGGATGAAAAATGTATGAATTCAAACAACGTTTTATCGTTCAGGATTTGGAAAGCGGCGAATTTTTATGCCCTGATCCCGCAGGCGGAATAACGCAAACGCCCTATATCAAACAGGCGGGAAAGTTTGATTATCAGGAAGACGCCATGGATGCGGGCATAGACGAAATAGGCGAACAGTTCGCGATTTTCAGTTTCTTTGAACGTTCGGAAGTCAAAAATTAAATGGTTTCAGGCTCGGCGGGCGGTCTGATCAATCCCTTCACAGCCCGTAAAATTTTCAGGCTCTCCCGCCTGCCTCCGAAAGCGGGAAAACAAAAAAAGGAAAAAAATCATGAATATCATGAAAAAATATGGCAAGCAAATTGCCGTTATGGGTGCCGCTCCGTTGGCTTTTGCAACTCAAGTTTGGGCTGAAGTGCCTGAATCTGTAAAAAACGATATTGCTACGGCAAAAGTTGATGCTGTAACGGTTGCCGGTTTGATCCTCGGCGTATCGGTGGCAATTTTCGGCGTAATGATCCTGATGCGATTCTTCAAATAAGAATAAGGGGCGGTTTACGCCCTTTTATTTTTAGCTTGGTTAAAGGATAAAAAATGATTCTTCAGACAATAATAGATACATTTTCATCCCTATTGACTGATGTCGGTATCGTGGGTTGGCTGATTATCGGCTTATATGTCGTACTTTTTTCAATGCGGATATTTTTAAAGGTTATTGATTTCAGGCGGGCAAGAATCAATAGAAGAATACGCCAAAGACAACGGGATATAAATAAATTGAAGCGTGATGTTTATTGGCGCAGACGGAATGACTATTACGCTGCACGAACAGCCTATTTCCGCTCTCGAACAAGAGGTAGATGGTAATGGGTTATCAGGTCGGCCATATCTGCCACGCAACCAAGCAAAGTGCCGAAAACGCCTATTTCAGCCAAGTAACGCCGAACATCCATGACGGGAAAATATATCAAATGCAATATACGCCGTTGGGTTGGCAGTTTGAGGGCTTGCAAGTAACCGCATCTTTGCCCGAATGCGATCCCAGCCAAAATTTCCAAGACGGCTTAATGATAGGTTGGGCACTTTTTGGCGTGTCCTTGTCTATGTGGGGCATCAAGCGTATCCATAGATGGTTTAATAGATAACGGGGCTAAAGATGATGGACGTTTGGTTTTTTATCGGTTTGTCCGTTCCTTTAATAGTGATGTGGATTTTATTCAAATGAAGAAGCTTTTCCTATTTGCCGTTTCCCTTTTATTACTGCTCCCCTTGGCCAAAGCAGAAAACATCATTCAGCTAACGGGCGGGAACTATATTTATGCCGAAGAGGGCAAACTTGTATTCAACATTGACCCTGAAGTGTTTTTAAACAGGAATTGGCGTTATGACGCATCAAAAGGCGGTGCGACAACTCTGTTTTATCAAAAGATGGATTTCAAAACCCGCCATAGCAACGATTTCCATGCTTACGATATGGCGGCTGCAAGAAAATATTACGAAGATTATCACTATGCAAAATCAAACGGTCAAAACGGCTACGGCTTCTACAAGCTCGTTTACACAAAAGAGCACTTAAATAAAAGGCATATACGCCGCGTGGTTTGGCCTGCAATATGGGCGGGCGTGGTTAGGCTCGGCGGAATTGTTTTAGAAAATGTGGTGCCTAGAGTTGTTACTAAATGTTTGTCTAACGTAACTTGCAGAGCTGGTGCCTTATCTCTTGCTGGTCATTTATGTCTCATGGGTGCTGTTGGTTTGCCTGTCGGTATTTGTGAGCAGGCAGAAAAAGACGGCTATCAAAAAGACAAAGACGGCAAATACAAGAAAAAATTTAAATACTTTTATACATTCGGCGGCGGTTCGCGCTATCCGGACGGACCAATGACAGATAAAGATAGAATAGCTGTTTCAAGTTTGGAAGAGGGTTTGTCCAAGGCTCAGGCACTTTGTTCAGCCATGAACGGAAAAGAAAGTATAGATGGCAAGCTTGAATTTGTTAAAACGGGTGAAGTATATCCAAGTATAGAAGAAATGAAAAAATACAAAGGTGGATTTCATCATTGCGATGGTTACTGGAAAGATAAGGAAACTGGTAAGCCGGTAGGCGGATATTTAGGAGATAGATTTTCAATACTTGTTGGTGCCTTGGAAATAGAAGAAGTTAAAGAGTTGGAAATAGTCGATCTTTCTGAATACATTAAAAAAGATTTTCAAAAGAACCCTAATGCTTATATTAATGATAGAGGCGAATTGGGTAAGCAGATCAGAAAGGAAATACAACCGATTCAGGGCGATATCAACACCGGGGGCACATTGTCCATTGTCGGCGAGCCTTATCGCGACGGCAACGGGGCGACAAAGCAGGATGTGATAACCGTTAATGCGCCTTCCGACTGGTCAAATTCAAGTCCGGGCGGCAACGCATCAAATCCCACGGGTGGAATATCCATCACAAATAATAATTCAAATGTTCACATAATGAACAGGCCGGATAAAGAGGCAGATTCCAAACCTGCCGCGAATAACGACCCCAATAACGGCAAAAGCGTCGGCCAAAATGGCCAAGGCGGCGGAAATACGGCGGGTGGCGGTCAAAGCGGCCAGAAGGGCGAAAACTGCCCGGAAGGCAGCGATAGCCTCGCATGCGCCAAACTTGGCGATATAGACGCAAACGACAAAGGCTTTGAATTACCCCATTCCGAAAACGGCACCACTTGGCAGCCCGATTATTTTTTACAGACTACGGCTGTTTGCCCGCAGCCCCGTCAATTCCAGGTCGTCGGGCAAACTTACGAATTTAAATACGACCAAGTTTGCGGCTTTGCCGAAAAAATTAAGTACATCATTATTGTATTGGCCACGATTTCAGCGGGATTTATAGTTTTTGGCAAAAAGGATTAAATAAATGAAATTTTTACTAGGCAAGCTACAAGTCCTGCTTAAATGGTTCGGCACCTCCATACTTGCCGCCCTCGGCCTCTCTTTTGTGACCTATACGGGCGTATCAATCGCTCTCGACAACCTCAAAGGCTATATACAAAACAGCGTCAGCGGCATACCTGCCGATGCCTATGCCCTCATGATTATGGGCGGCTTCGGCCACGCC